TTCTTTTCCTGTTAAAGGATCAGTTTTGACTACTTGAGCACCTTCAATTTTAATGGGTGTTTCAACTCTAATTGTTTGATAATTACCTTGTGAACTAGTAATCATTGTTTCCATCTCTTTTTTTGTCATTGGCTTATCTTGTGGAGGTACTTCATACGTGCCATCACCTTTCTTTTTAGCTGACTTCTCTAGTCCAAAACTAGCCAAACTTGAAGCCAATAAAGATGCCGGAAAAGTTATATCCTGCTTTTCTCCACTTGTAAGTCCAGGAATCTTAGGTAAATAATTTAATGTAACGAGAGCCCCACTCCAAAAAACCACAAGCAAACGCACAGCAATACTGACGTATTCAAATTGCTCTTCACGATCAGGAACTTTATCTTTTAATTTTTCTAAAAAGTTCTTTGGTTTTGTTTCATCCATAAAAAATAAATGCAATATTAATACTAATATAGGTAAAAACTATGTTAGAGGCTGCAATAGGGGCTGCTGCAACTGCTGTTTTAATGATGTTGGCAAATATCAGTAACAGAAGAGATGCGGATATCAGAGAAATTTTTAAAAGATTGAACCAATTAGATAAATCAGTGGCATCATTAGAACAGTCATTATCTCAATCACAACCTCCAAATAGAAACTGGAGAAATAGACCTAATCCATAAACAACAAAACCCCTGGGTGATGGGGATTGCACAAGAGGTTTTGCTGGACTTTTACAAGTCAACCTAAGATTAACAATTCTTTTACAGAAAGCTATGGTTGAATCAAACATGAATTTGTGTAATTGTAGTCATTGTCAAGCTGTAAGAGAACAGCAAAATAGAAGTAAGGAATGGCAAAAAATTAAAAATGAACCCAGAATTATTGATCGAGTTATTACTAGATGAAGAGTTCGATGTAGAACCCACTTTGGAAGAAGAATTGGCAAGAGAAAAACAAATTCATGAAATAAGACAGTGTAAAAATGCAACTTATATAAAAAATTTATGTATAGATTTAATTAGACAAAATCATTCTCAAACAACTTTTATTGCTAGTTGTTTAGAAAAATTAGCATATTTACATTCTTTAAAATTAATTGAAGAAGAAAAAACAAAAAAGAAAAAAAACAATAAAAAATGGTGGCAAAAATCTAAGCCTTAATTGCTTTATAAGGATTAGATTTTGTAAATACAACTTCTGGATATTGAATTGTATACCATCTATGATTACAATCTTTACAATGCCTTCTGCGTAAAATTACACCTTTACGATCTCTCTGTGTGTGAACAACCACTTGAGAGGAAAAAAAGTGACAGCAAGGACATTGGGTATGGCTAACCTTTAGATTCATACTTATGTTTGGCAAAAGACCTAAAAAGTGATTATATTAATTCATAAATATAGCTAACCATGGATAAGAATTTTAAATTATTAGAACAGTTACACCTAGTCTTAGCTCAAGAATTATTAGACAAAGTTAAAAGTGGTGATGCAAAAGCAGGGGATCTAAATGTAGCTAGACAGTTTTTAAAAGATAATGGTGTTGAGTGTATTCCTGTAGAAAAAAATCCTATGGAAGAACTAATGCTAAATCTTCCAGACCTAGATGCTATCCCTTTAGCTGATTGATAATTGCACCCTTTACCAGAAAAACTACAAGACTTTAGATATTTCTTAATCGTCACTTGGAGACATCTAAACCTACCAGACCCTACACCAGTTCAGTTAGACATAGCTGAATATCTACAATATGGTGCTAGACGTAAGATCATACAGGGATTCAGAGGTGTAGGTAAGAGTTGGATTACTTCTACATACGTTGTGTGGAGACTTCGTATAAATCCACAACTTAAATTCTTAGTTGTCTCAGCCAGTAAAGACAGAGCAGATAATTTTACTACCTTCACTATGCGTCTTATCAATGAGATGCCTATACTTGCTCCATTAATCCCCAGAGACGATCAGAGGAACAGTAAGGTAAGTTTTGATGTAAGACCAGCACAAGCCGATCATGCACCCTCCTGTTCGTCTAGAGGGGTCTTAGGACAAATGTCTGGTGCTAGAGCAGACGAAGTGATTGCTGATGACGTAGAAGTTCCCAATAATTCCTTTACCCAACCTATGAGAGACAAACTATCGGAAGCTGTAAAAGAATTTGAAGCAATACTAAAACCAAATGGCAAGATTACTTTCCTTGGTACACCGCAAGTAGAAAATTCTGTATATCTAACCTTAGAAGAACGTGGATATGAAACTAGAATCTGGACTGCACGTTATCCAGAACTAAAAAATAACTACGGAGATAGACTTGCTCCCAAGATCCAGAAAGAACTCTTAGAAGGTCTTGTAAAACCACAAGATCCTGTAGATCCTATAAGGTTCTCTGCACAAGACCTAATGGAACGTGAAGCTTCCTACGGACGTTCTGGGTTTAACCTTCAATTCCAACTGGACACCACCCTCTCTGACCAAGACAGATACCCATTAAAAATAAATGACCTAGTAATTGCTTCCATAAACAAAGAATTTGCACCAGAAAAAGTTATTTGGTCTAACAATCCCGAATATGTAATACAAGATTTACCCTGCGTTGGCTTCAATGGTGACAGATTTCATAGACCTGCACAAGAATTTGGTGACTTCATAGAATATACAGGCTCAGTTATGTTCGTAGATCCATCTGGAAAAGGCAAGGATCAGACCGCTATAAGCTGCGTTAAGATGCTTAATGGTAATTTATACGTCACAGAGTGTTTAGGACTGTCTGGGGGCTATACAGACCCCGTTCTGCTTAAAATATCAAGACTAGCTAAGGAAAATAATATTAATACTATCCTCATTGAACAAAACTTTGGTGGTGGTATGTTTGCTGAACTACTTAAACCATTCATCTCACGCATACACCCCTGTCAAATTGAAGACATCAGAAACAACAAGACCAAAGAATTACGCATAATTGATACCCTCGAACCTGTAATGAACTCTCACCGACTAATAATTGACCGCAAAGTGATTGAAAAAGACTTCCGTTCTAACCCACAAGAAACTCCAGAGCGTAGATTAAAACTTCAACTCGTTTACCAACTATCACGCATCTCTCGCCACAGAGGTTCTCTTGTCCACGATGACCTCGTAGATTCCCTCGCTGGTGCTGTTGCCTATTGGACTGATTACATGGCTCAAAACGAAGACCTAAACATGGCTAGAAGACAAGATGAACTCCTTTCCATACATACCGACAACTGGTCCTCCCTACTCAATAACACCATCTCTCAGACTGCTATGGGTATGACTCCCCAACAAATCAAAAATAGTAACCCCCAAAACCAAGGTTTCATCAGCGATCTCTATTAGGGACCACTATAGGAGAGAGAGTAACCTCTACTCACTAAGATTACACTAAGATTACACTTAGGATTCCACTAGGGAGAAGGATCCTTGACCTGCTGCTGCATGATTCCTACCCCAAAAAAATTAGAAGCAAAAATTTGAAGGGGTTATACGTATATGTCGATTCCAAAAATCCCCATTGGGTCTAAATTTTGTGCAAAAAAGACAATATATTCACTAAGAATCATTAGTATAATTAGTGTTTCATAATATATCTTATATTATTCTTAGGGTATTTGGTCAATTTTTCTAGGCTCATACTTACTTTTTTAAGTAATCGCTAGGGGGGTATAATACAACAAAGTGTTAAGATGAATTTACTAAGTGATACCAAGGGGTTGAAGGAAATCAGTAAACAAATGCTTTACAAATACCAGCATATGTTGGTATATTAAAAACAGTTAGTAAACCAACTAACTAAACAGTACCAACTAATCAACCATGAACTTATCAATCAAAGTCAAAACTAGGGAAGCTTACGGCAATACTTTTGTGGACGTCATTGACCCAATTCAAAGGGATGCTTTACAAAGCTTGACAGGCAACAAGACCTTAACTCAATGGAACATCCAAGATTTAAAAACACTAGGCTTTACATTTGAGTTAGTCCAGAACCAACCACAAGGAATTAGTTTCTAATAATTAAACAATCTCTAACGATTCCTTAAAGCCTTTATTTAGGCTTTAAAGAGTCCTTAACAAGACTCTAACAGTACAAATCAATCAACCAAGAACCATGACATTTACTTCAAAGAAACCGAGAGTAAAAGTAGAAGAAGAAATTCTAAAAGATGTTATTAATGCTCTTGAAAATAGAACTTCAGATGTAAGTCCTTGGCGTAAGCCTTGGAAGCCTGACAATCAGGGCATACATCAAAACTTTTTAACTGGTCATCATTACACAGGTTCTAATCCAATTATCTTAGAACTTTATATGTGGTCTAAAGGTCAAGACCTTCCATTGTGGATAGGTTATGGCCAAGCCAAAGAGCAAGGCTGGATAGTTAAAAAGGGATCTAAAGCTGCAAGGATCTTGAGGCCAAATCCTTTCAAGATTGATCTTACTAATGATGACGGATCTCCTAAGCTTGATAAAGAAGGGAATCAGGAATTTATTATGAAGGTTAGCTTTAAAGGGGCTACTGTCTTTAATGTCTCTGATATTGAAGGTAAAGACCAAAAGAGCCAAGAGAAGTTAGATGCAAAGTTAGCAGAATTTAAGAATCAAAGTATTAAATCTGCCAGACCTTTAGAGGATAGATGTAAGCAAGCCTTAGAGCGTCTTATGACATACTCAAAAGGCTTAAAGGGTGGTTTACATCATGCGGGTGATAGAGCTTTTTATCGAAGCTCTCAAGACCTTGTAAACATGCCTAGAAGGGAATCATTTGAAAATGATGAAGCCTATCTTGCAACTTTGGCTCATGAGTTTTCACACTCAACCGCACATAAGACTAGGTTAGATTTACCTATTGGTAATGCCTTTGGATCTAAGCCTTATGCCTTGGAAGAATTAAGGGCGGAATTTTCATCTATGCTCATAACCAATAGGCTTCAAATTAGCTGCGATACTCAGAACCACGTAGCATATTTTGATTCTTGGATTAAGGCTCTTGACGGCAAGGCGTCAAATCTTATGAAAGTATTCTCTAATGCTGTTAAAGCTGCTGATCTTGTAGTAGGTGAGCAGTAATTAAGTATCTCTCTTAGAGGGTTTTAGGACCCTCTAAAAGGGACTCTTAACAAGTCTCTTACTATCAACCTTATTAGGAACCACTATGGAACTAAACAAGATTAAAAAATTCACATCTAAGTTAGATGGCTGCAAGTTTGATTATTGCATTTGCAAGAATCCTAATAATCATTATCTAATTCTTAGTTATAGGTTAAAGGGTACTAGCAACTGGCGAGACTTCATCCCTAACGATAAGAAAGCCTACACTAAAGAACAGTATCAAGAGATGCTTGACCTATTAGAGGGAAGGCTTGAGGGTACTTTAGAGGGTGAATTTATAACAGGCTTTCACGATTAAATAAATTATCTAGTCAACCTTTAGAAAGTCGTATGATTTTTATGGGTTGACTTTTTTAATGTCTTAAATTACACTAGATATTGTCATGTTTACCATGACTTACAACCAGCTTACAAAAGGAGCCAAACACCATGCCATGCCTACAAGGTTATGTAAAGACAACTTACTCACAATTAGTAGAGAAGTTAGGAGAACCCACTTATAAAAGAGAAGGGACTTATAGCAATCCTACTGAGAATGATGGGGACGGAAAGACATCAACAGAATTTAATAGACCCTTTGAAGATTCTTTCTATGTCTATGATTGGAAGCTAGAAGAAACACCAATGGAAGAACATTGGTGGCATATAGGAGGAGAGACAAAACAATGTCTTATGGACTTTGAAAAAGCTACGGGTTTAAAAGCAACCTGTTCTTATAATTTCTACCCTAACTAATGAAAAGAAAAACCTATCAAACTCTCTGGGAACTAGAGAGTATTTACCATAGAGCCTGTAGGATTACAGGCTCTTCTATTGACATTAATTTCTTACACAATAAAGACCCGGAAGAATGTATCTCTTTATTGAAAAGGAAGATAGTGTCTATTATTTTGGAGGTTTAACTATTAACTTTATGGAAGAACTGGAAAAGAAAACTCAAGCCATGTTAAAACAAATCAACATAAGAAAAATTGAGAAGACTAAGAAAGCTAAGGAGCGGATCTCTGAATTAAAAACACTTATTAAATTTTGGGAGGAAGAAAAAAAATGAAGTGTCCTAAATGTGAGAGCCTAGACAGTCAAGTATTTGACAGTCGGGCAACGCTTTCCCAACGTGGCCACAAAATAGGCAAGCCAGTACCCACTTATAAAGAACAAAAAGAAAATTTTATTCCTTACATTTGGAGGCGGAGGAAGTGCCTAGCTTGTGGCCATAGATTCTCCACAAGGGAATACACAATAAACAACCTAGAGGATTTTAATAAACAAAGCTATCTAAAAATGATAGATGAGTTTATGCCTGACTAATAAACTTACCTTTGAGGAACCACCATGAACACTAAAATGCCTACACTTTCTGAAGCAACCAGGGTTGTATATAGAAGAAGAAAGAACGGAACTAAATCTGCTACTAATTTTTTGATAGGGATGAAGCACAACATCAAAGCACTAGGGGATTTACCAGTAAATAAAATTACAAGACCCTTAGTAAATAAAATGATGGATTATCACAAAGAAAAATTAAAGAATAGTAATGCAGTTATTAATCAGAAAATGGGTTATCTTAGGGTCGTCTTATCTGAAATGGAGGAGGACGGATTTATAGAAATGATAAAGATGCCAAAACCTAGACCAACAAAGAACAGTAAGGTGCATTACTTAACTGAGGATATGGAGAAAGATTTATTAGATTATCTTTACGACAAACACTTTAACCAAGCAGCAGAAATTATTAAATGTTTAATTGATTTAGGTTGCAGAGTAAATGAATTACTTAATGTTGAGAAAAGATTTATTGACTTTGATAATAATCAAATTAATTTCATTGATAGAAAAAACGATCAAGCTGTAGCTATACCTATGACTAATAGAGTGCAATCATCAATCAGAAGATATTACAGAGAAGTAAAAGACTTTGATAAATTATTTAGTCTTAACTACAGCGAACTAAATGCTATATGGCAGAAGGCTAGGAAGGACTTAGGTTATGCCGATAAGAAGTTTTATACTATCCACCTATGCCGACATACTTGTGCGTCTAGGCTAGTACAGAGAGGTGTACCGATACTACTGGTTAAGGATTGGCTAGGGCATGAAGACATAGAGAACACCATGATCTATGCACACTTACAACCCAAAGCTTTGCACTCTGTAGTTAATGTTTTAAATGACTGAGCCTAGTGAAAGACAGTTACAACTAGAGAAAAGTATCTGTTCTATTGCTGCATACAACAAACTCAGCAAACAAAATAGAAACATAGAGAAGGGCAGGGAAAGTTGTAATTACTACGCTAGGAATCTTATTGAAGCAGGGCTAGATAAGCTTACAAAAGAAATAGATAAACATATACAAGAAGCCTTTAGTGGTAAGGTCGGAGCCAAAGCTGTCTCTGCTATCTTTCTTAAAAAGTTTAGTGACCTTGATGTAGTTTCTTTTATTGCCTTTAAGGTGATAATAGATAATGTTTCGCAAACAAAAACTACAACACAAACAGCTTTTAAAATAGGGCAAATGCTTGAAGATGAATTAAGGTTTTCATCTTTTGAAGAGCAAGATAAAAAGCACTATGAAAATATTAAGAACCATACCAGAGACACCAACCACGAAGGATATAAAAAAAGATTAATGGTATATCACATGAATAAGAAGGGTCATACCTATGAAGAGTGGGGTCGTGTTAATAAACTTAAGGTTGGGCTAAAGCTTATTGAGATAGTAATGCTCAAGCTTAAAATGATTAAGCTTATCAATCGTAGAAATAAAAATAAAACTACCTCTTATATTATCTTTACTGAGGTGTATATGAATTACATAAGGAAAGGTAGAGCTAATAGGATAGCAGCTTATCCTATCTACCTACCTTGCTTAGATGAACCTAGACCTTGGACTTCTATATATGAAGGTGGTTACTACACTTACAGATTAAAAACAAAAGCTATTAAGACTAACGACAAAGCTTATTTAAAGTCAGCACAAGGCCAAGACTTAACAACAAGTCTAAGAGCGTTGTCTCTTGCTCAACAAACAGCTTGGACTGTAAATAAATTTGTTCTTGAAACTCTAGTGTATTGTTGGGAAGAACGTATAGAAGTAGGGTCATGTATTGATAGAGAACTGGCAGAGCTACCAACAAAACCTTTAGACATAGATACAAATAAAGAAAGTCGTAAGGAGTGGAGATATTTAGCTTCTTTAATACATGATATGAACGCACACAATAGAGTTAAAAGATACCAAATACTTACCTTGATTGATACAGCAAAAAGATATGATGGCGAAAAATTTTATCACGTTTATCAGTTTGACTTTACTGGTCGGATGTACCCTGTAACAGCACACTTTCATCCACAAGGTAATGATATTGCTAGAGCCTTACATATCTTTCATAAGGGTGCGGAAATAAAAAACAAACAAGATGCAAACTGGTTAGCTATTGCAGGTGCAAATCATTGGGGTCTTAATAAACATACCTATGAGGAAAGATTAGAGTGGGCATATACAGCAGGAATTGATATAGCAGAGCAAGTGTATAAAGATCCAAAGGCACATACAGCTTTGTGGGGTCAGGCAAAAGAACCATTTCAATTTCTTGGCTGGTGTAAAGAATGGCATGAATATCAAATGGTAGGAGAAGGGTATATCTCTCGTCATTGCTGCTGCCTTGATGGAACTAATAATGGTTATCAACATATAGCAGGTCTTACATTTGACCAGAGTTTAGCTAATAAAGTAAACCTACAAAATATGAATCAACCACAAGATTTATATAAACAAGTGCTTGATATTTTATTGTTACTGCTAAAGAATGAAGATAATGAACAGGCTAAAGAATGGTATAAATATAAAGATAAATTGACTAGAAAGTTTATAAAGAAACCTGTGCTTATGATTCCATACAACTCAACAACATTCGGTATAGCTAACTATATAGAAAAGTATTTTGTAAATGAAAATATATCTATGGCTAGGAACTATAAAAATAATTTTTACTTAGCAAGTCTTATCGAACAAGCAGTAAAATATATAACACCTGAGAGCTATAACTTATTAAATTATTTAAGGACTACTGCTGCATCTTTTAATGAAGAGAATAAACCTATTGCTTGGCATTCACCATCCGGTTTCTATGTTCAACAAAACTATTATGTAAATGATGTAAAGAGAATAAAGACAAAGCTAAGTAATATAACTATAAGATTAAATATACATGAACCAAACCAGATAAAGATAGATAAACGCAGACAGTCACAAGGATTTCCTAGTAACTATATACATAGTTTAGATGCTGCACATTGTCAGTTAAGTTTAGTAAAGGCTAGTCAAAAAGAACTTAAACAATTCTGTGTTATACATGACTGCTATGGAAGTCCAGCAGGTGAACTAGAAACATTTATTCAATGTGTAAAGCAAACATTCTTTGATATATATAGTGACAATAATTTAGATATTTTGTACCATCAAACAGCAAAGCAATTAAGTGATACCAGTAAGTTACCACCTGTATTAGATATGGGAGGGTATAACATTACAGATGTTTTGACTGCACCATATATATTTACATAAGCAAAGATCAAGGTATAGTAAGTGAACGTCTTTTATAGACGATTTATCAAGCAACCAAACCAAGGTAAAAAAAACATGGACGATCTCAAGCCAGAGACTATTAAGATAGTCACACCTAACCCTACTAATTTTAGGTATTCATATCTTGTAACCCCTGATGAATACAGAGGTGTTAGGAAGTATAAAGCAGAGTGTCTTATCAAGAAAGGCACAATGATGAAAGATCAAACGGGTAAGCAGCTTGATGCTGTTGAACATATCTTTGAACAGCTGGAAGGGTTACTTGAAAGATGGAAAGCTGCTTTAAAAGAACACTATCCAGACAGAAAGTTTAGTCTTACAAAAAACAAACATGGCCAACCATCATTGCCTTACTATCTTGAAGATGATTATTTAATAATAAGAACAAGCAAGAAAGCTGGTGGTGTTAAACAGAATGGTGATGTATGGACTAATCCACCTGTAACTTTTTGGGCTAATGAAGATCCCTTACGTCTTATGACAGACGAAGAAAAGAAAGAGTATGAAAAGATTAGTCCAGCTTTAGAAGGTCAAATGTCTATGAAGTGTAGTGGCTATGATGCAGGTGCTAATGGTGTCGGTATCAGATGTCAACCTTTACAAGTCATAGTAAGAAGACATGCTGAATGGACAGGCAGCCCAGACTTTGAAGCAGAAACACAACCTAGTTATGAAGAAAAAAGAACTGCATCATCAGCAGCAGATTTCTAAATACAAAAGTAAGTTTGAAGCTGACTTTGCAGCTACACTAAACAAAAAGAAAATTGTATTTACCTACGAAACCCTTGAAATAGATTATGAAATTACTTGCTGCTACAAGCCTGATTTTATCCTCGACAATTTTATTGTTGAAACAAAAGGCTACTTCTCAAAAGAAGATAGAAGAAAACATCTTATCATCAAGAAGACTAGACCCGAACTAGATATAAGATTCTGTTTTCAAAACAGCAAGACTAAATTATCTAAAGCTAAGAACTCTATCTCGTATGCCAAATGGTGTACGAGACATGGGTTTCAATACTGCGATAAAACTATTCCTGATGATTGGTACTAAAGAAAACACAAATGCAACTTTGATGAAGAGCCAATACAAGAATAAAAAGATTTGCCCTGAGTGTGGCAAAAAGAATTGTGCAGTCTTTGATGATGGGCATGAACATTGCTTTACTATGGGCTGCGATTACACCTACTACCCAAACAAAAAAGAAAAGAAATTGAGCAACATGATTCTAATGAAAAAGCCATCACCTAAATTATTAAAGGTGACACCGATAGCTTTGCCTAAACGTGGAATCACTAAGGAGACTTGCGAACTATTTGGATATGGGCAAGGAGAATATAGAGGGCAACCAGTTCAAGTAGCTACTTACAAAGACCAGTTTGGTAAAGATATAGCACAGCACGTTAGGTTTCAAGACAAAAAGTTTATATGGATTGGTGATATGTCAAAGGTACAACTATGGGGTCAGCATCTATGGAGACAACATGGTAGCAATGGATCAGTTTTTGTCACCTGTTGTGAGGGAGAGATTGACTGCATGAGTGCTAGTCAGATACAGGGTAATAAGTTTCCTTGTATATCTATCCCGTCAGGAGTGCAGTCAGCAGCTAAGTATCTAGCAGCAAACTATAAATGGCTTGATAATTATTGTCGTATAGTTCTTTGCTTTGATAATGATGAAGCAGGGGAGAAAGCTAGTGAGAAATGTATGGAAGTCTTACCTAAAGGAAAGGTTGCCATTGCAAGACTAGACAGAAAAGATGTCAATGAACATCTGATATTAAACGAAGGTGAACTTGTTAAAGATAGATTATGGAAAGCTAGACCAGTAAGACCAGACAGTTTAATTAATGCTGCTGATGCGTGGGATCTATTTAATAAAGAAACAAGTTTACCTATATCAGACTTTCCTTATCCAAAGTTAAATGAATATACAAGAGGTTTATTTCCTAGCCAACTGTTTACGATAGCTAGTGGTAGTGGTGCAGGTAAAAGCACTATATGTAGAGAGATGGCTTATCACTTTCTGCAACGTGACATCAAGGTAGGTTATATAGGACTAGAAGAAACAGTACAAAGAACACTACAAGGATTAGTTGGTATAGATTTAAACTGCCCTTTGCATCTCAACGATAATAGATATACAGATGAAGAAATTAAAGCTGCATTTGATAAGCTGACATCTACTAGAAATTTATTTTTATATAACCACTTTGGTAGTCTTGAACCTGATGTATTGCTTGAACAGATAAGGTATCTGGCAACAGTAGATAAAGTAAAGGTAGTAATACTGGATCACATATCCATAGTCATGTCAGGTCTTGAACTAGACAATGAACGTAGGGCTATAGATGTAACCATGACAAAGCTTAGGAGCTTATGTGAATCTACAAATATAGCTTTGATAGTAGTCAGTCATCTACGCAGACCACAAGGCCAAGGACATGAGGAAGGTAGAGACATATCTGTTTCTGATCTACGAGGATCTCATAGTCTGGTTCAGTTAAGTGACATTGTTCTTGGTGCTTCACGAAATCAAGTAGGAGAAGTATATGAAAGATCAAGACTACAACTAAAGATACTTAAGTCAAGACATACTGGTATGACAGGAGAAGTAGATAGATTACTGTACGACCAGAACACAGGTCGGTTAGTTGTTTATGAAGACACCTTTGGAGATTAATTATGACACTACTTATAGATGCTGATTGGTTGATATTCTCTAGCTGCTGTGCTTGTCAGGAAGATACAAGATGGAGTGAATGGGAGCATACATTACATAGTGATGTAAGAGACTGTCTTAACTTAATAGAAAATAGACTTGATGTTTATAGAACTATTGCAGAGGGCAAGCACGATATTGTTATGTGCTTTACTTCTTACCCTACATTTAGACATGAGATATTTCCTGACTACAAAATTAACAGGATAGGAAAGCTAAAACCTTTAGCTCTTAAAAATACAATCAACAAAGTAAAAGAAAGATATGAATGTATTGCTTATCCAAACCTTGAGGGTGATGACGTACTTGGGTTACTTGCAACTAATGGTAGGTATGACAATCCTATCATCGTGTCAGTCGATAAGGATATGAGGACCATTCCTTGCAAGCTACTAGCAGCAGAAGAGATAGAACATATTACAGAAAAAAAAGCGAACAGGCATTGGTTTGAAATGTCTATGGCTGGTGATGCAGGTGATGGAATACTAGGTATTAAAGGTATGGGTATGGTTACAGCAAGCAAGACCTTAGCTGATACACCTGACACTGTTCAAGCACTATGGGATAAAGTATCAAAGACTTATACAAAGAAAGGTCATACACTAGCTGATGCCATACTCAATGCAAGACTGACAAGAATACTTAGAGAAGGTGATTATAACTATCAAACAGGAGAAGTAAATCTTTGGAAGCCATAAAGAAAACCCTATGAGGAACCACCAACATAGGGTCTTCAAACAGTACAGCAAGGCAACCAATCCTTGCTATTTATACATTAACATATAAAATAATTATAACCATATTATATCTGTGGATCATAAATTACCTGTAATTACAGACGAATTGATATATAGTTTAGATAATACTTTTCCAAATCGTCATCCTGATTTATCTTTATCTGATAGAGAAGTGTGGTATCGTGCAGGTCAAAGGTATGTTGTAGATTTTTTAATCGAACAACAAAAAAGACAAAAAGAAACCATGCTTACAAACAAAGTATTGGAGTAATTACTTATGTGTTTAAGAGCACCCAAGCCACCACCTTTACCCAAGCCAGAACCAAGAGACTCAGCAATAGAAGATACTGCTGATAGGGTTGTTGTTGCTGACAATAGAAAGTCTCGACCTAATAGAAGAAAGAGACTGCGATTTCTACCTGGAGGAAGAACAAGACTTGGTACTAGATCATTACAGATTCCGTTATTAGGTGGAGGGGGTACTGCTATTGCTTCTGGCAATTTAACTTATCCAAGTCTGAACAAGCCTTCTTAATATGGAATATTCACAGCAAGGTACAACAGCAGCAAGTAGGTACGAAACTCTTGTTAGTAATAGATCAACATACGATAGAGAAGCCAAAGAATCTTCAAAGCTAACAATACCTAGCCTTATACCAGAACAAACATCTGGTACTAGGGCTAGAATCAAAACACCTTTTCAAGCTACTGGTAGTCGTGGTGTTAATAGTTTATCGAATAAATTATTAATGACTTTGCTACCACCAAGCACAGCATTTTTTAAATTAGAAATAGATGATCTTGAAATAAAGAAACAAGGACAAGATGAATTTCAAAGTGAGATAGATAAAGGACTACGCACAATAGAAAATGCTTTGATGAATCAGATAGAAATATCTAATGACAGGGTTGCTATGTTTGAAGCTATTAAGCATCTTGTAGTATCTGGCAATGTCTTGTTATACCTGACAGATAAAGGACTTAAGGTATATCCATTATCAAAGTTTGTATGCAAGAGAGATGAGGTAGGTAATGTATTAGAGATCCTTACAAAAGAAACAGTACATCCTCAAGCGTTACCTCTTGACTTCTTAGAACAGATAAAGAAGAAAGAGAACTATGACGCTAAGACAATGGAAAGTGATCTTGATATATATACATACATCAAACGTATGAATGATGATGTCATTTGGTATCAGGAATGTAAAGGAGAAAGAATACCTAATACAGATGGTAGATCTAAACTAAATGTTACACCTTGGATTCCTCTCAGATTTATAAGAGTAGATGGTGAAGACTATGGAAGAGGATATGTTGAAGAATATAGAGGAGACTTAATTAGTCTTGAAGCTTTGATGCAAGCAATAATCGAAGGTGCTGCTGCTAGTGCGAAGACTTTATTTCTTGTAAATCCCAATGGTGTTACTAGAGCTAGTACATTAGCAAAGTCTCCTAATGGTGCTGTGCGAGAAGGACTAGCATCAGATATAAGTGTCATGCAAGTTGGTAAGAGTGCAGACTTCTCTGTTGCCTTTAGTGCTATACAACGTATTGAACAAAGACTTGAGTTTGCTTTCTTGATGGCAAGATCAGTACAGAGAGATGCAGAAAGAGTAACAGCAGCAGAGATAAATCTTATGGCACAAGAACTAGAGAATAGTCTTGGTGGTATCTACAGTATCTTGACCCAAGAGTTTCAACTACCTTACTTAAGAAGACGTATGCACATGCTAGTAAGGGCAGGTAAAGTACCCAAGTTACCAGAGGATTTAGTTACACCTAAGATCGTTACAGGTTTACAAGGTCTTGGTAGAGGTAATGATAGAAACAAACTGATCGAGTTTATTGGAACGATAGCTCAAGCTCTTGGACCTGATGTGATGAGACAGTATGTAAACGTGGACGAAGCAGTTAAAAGACTAGCTACCAGTATCGGAATTGATACTGCCAACCTAGTCAAAACACCTGAGCAGATTCAAGAAGAACAACAAGCTGCTGCACAACAGCAGTTAATCCAAAGTCTTGGACCTGCTGCCTTGGGTTCTAAATTATTAGATCCTAAGAACAATGCACAGGCAGCCCAACTACAGGAGGAAACACAAGATGCCGACCAAGAAATCCAACAACAATAAAGAAGCTCCAAAGAAAGAAGAAGCTAAAGCAGTAGTTTCTAAACTAGGAGTGAATGACCCTAACCCTGTTTCTGGTAACAAAGGAGATGTTGTTACTAAAAATGGGAATACACTTACTTTTAATTAACAAATTATTTTATGACTTCATCACAATTAAATGTTTCTGAAACACCACCAATGTCTGCACAAGACTTGGAAGGTTTGAAAGATGAAAATGGTTTGTATGCTGGCAAGTTTAAAACTGTTGAAGACATGGCTCGTAGCTATAAAGAGCTAGAGGGCAAACTAGGTTCTATTGAACAGACAAGAGAAGAGACAACAGAATCAGAAGTCTCTGAATCAACAGAAGATGTAGGAGTGCCAGAAGGTTACGAAGAGTATTACCTTGAAGATGGCACAGTAAATCAAGAGTCTGTAGTAGAAAACTATGGTGAAACTTTAAGTGAAATATTCAAGGAGAATAATATTGATCCTTTTAAAATTAGTGCAGAGTTTCATAAGAATGAAGGTGAGATACCAGAAGAAATGTATCAATCTTTATTAGATGCTGGTCTATCTAAAAAAGCTGTTGATAGTTACCTTACTGGAAGGGCAGCAGAGATGGGTTATGTAGATGGTGAAGAGGGTGCTGCTGGTGAACTGCCTACACAAGAAGTAAAAGATATTAGAGACTCTATAGGTGGAGATGAAGCCTATGGCAAGATGGTTAGTTGGGCATTAGAGAATCTACCGAAAGATGAAATCAAAGGATTCAATGATGCGACTAATACAATGACAGGACCACAACTTAAGATGATGGTTCAAGGACTTTACACACAATACCAAAATGCTATGGGAGTAGAACCAAACCTCGTCACAGGAAGACCTGCATCAAGTGGACCAATACCATTTCAAACAGGTGCAGAAGTTACGGCTGCTATGAGTGATCCAAGGTACAATAAAGATGCAGCATATACACAAAATGTGCATGCGAGATTACAAAACAGTTCAGTCTTTGGATAATGACTAAGCTATGTGCTAGAGGTAAAGCAGCAGCAAAGCGTAAGTTCAAGGTATATCCTTCGGCTTACGCTAATGCCTATGCTGTAAGAGTCTGCAAAGGAAACATCAAAGGACCAGATGGAAAGAAAAGAACTGCATCTGGTTACACTAGAAAAAAATTGAGGATTGCTTAATCATGGCACTAAAAGGAAAACAGTATAAGCTTGATGTTGATGGTGATAAGAAAATCACTAGAATAGATTTTCAAATACTATCTAAGAACGCAAAAAAATCTAAAAAGAAAAATGGCAAAGCTAACTAACCAGCAGATCGTAAAGCTGCAAGCACATTCAGCACATCATACAAAGAAGCACATGGACGAAATGAAAAGATTAATGAGAGGTGGTTCATCCTTTGATAAAGCTCATAAGATAGCTATGAAGAAAGTAGGCAAATGAGTTTACGCAGATGGTTTAAAGAAGAATGGGTAGATGTTAAAACTGGCAAACCTTGTGGTCGTCAGAAAGGAGAGAGTCGTGGCTACCCTGCTTGCAGACCATCTAAAAGAGTTAGTAGTAAAACACCAAAAACAACAAGTGAATTAAGTAAAGCTGAAACAACAAGATTTAAAAAAGAAAAAACAAGCAGCAAAAGAATTACTAAAAATTTTAAAAGAAGAAAAGGAAGAGATGGTTTAAAGATTGTATAAGGGTGTTATATTTTAAATAGCTTACATTTTTTATGTCTAAGGGAGTATCTCTTACTAAGAAGGATAAAGACCCTACAGGTGGTCTTACTCCTTCTGGTCGTGAGAAACTTAACCGAGCAACAGGTGGAAACTTGCAAGCTCCTGTTACTAAAAAGACAGGTCTTTCGCCCAGACAAAAAGCAAGAAGAAAATCTTTTTGTGCAAGAATGTCTGGGCTAAAAGGACCATTAAAAAAAGATGGCAAGCTAACTCGCAAAGCCCTTGCTTTAAGGAAGTGGAATTGTGGGTCAGTATAAATTAACAGAGTAGAAATCTAAATATCTAAAGTGCCTGATGCGTCAGATACCACTTTTGAGAAAGGATCGAAACGAAGTTAGTTACTCAAAAATTAAATCAATCCCAAGGAGTTTATAGGATGGCTAACGCTACCACATCTCGTCTTGGTTTGGTGAACAATACAGGCACAGATTTTGATGCCTTATTCCTTAACTTTAGGGCTTTCTGTTAGTAATAACAGGAATGAACGAGGTGAATTGCTGGAAGCCCACCAATAAAGGGGTAATCAGCAGCCAAGCCAGTACACCAACTGGAAGGTTCAGAGACTAGAAGCCGAGAGGAAACTCAGTAATGCTTCCAAGAGTGCCTTGCAACCCTCTGGGTTGAAGATATAGTCCGACCTACATCAATGGTAAAGATGTAGAACTAAAGGATAAAGAGCCTTTAGGATAACAAACGTGTAAAGTATTTTCTGGTGAAGTTCTTACAGCTTTTGCTAGAAATAATATCTTTAATGAGCAACTACATTCAGTTCGTACCATCCAAAGTGGTAAGTCAGCACAGTTCCCAGTATTAGGAACTGCTACTGCTGCATATCACACAGTAGGAACTCCACTTGTAGGAGCAAACCAAATCAAGGCAAACGAAAAGATTATCAACATTGATGATCTATTAATTGCACAGAGTTTCATTGCTAATATTGATGAACTCAAGAATCATTATGACGTTAGAGCTACCTATGCTGATGAGCTAGGTAAGGCACTTGCCAGAACGTATGACCAAAACGTAGCGAAGCAAATTGCTAACGCTTCGAGAGCTTCTACTAACCTTAGTGGTGGTGATGGTGGTATTGTTCTTACACTTGCTAATGGTAATACAGCATCTTCTGATGTTACTGGTGACGAGATAGCAGCAGCTATCTATGACATTGCTCAAACATTTGACGAGCGTGACATTCCTCCTACAGACAGATACGTTGTCTTGCCTCCAAGCGAATATTATAAATTGGCCGAAAGTGCAACTAGAACAGTAGATGTTGACTTTAACCCTGGTGGTAATGGTTCATTTGCTTCTGGTCGTGTTCAGCAAGTCGCAGGTATTCCTGTAATGATGAGCAACAACGTACCTCAAAGTAACGTAGGATCAAACCCAAGTGGTGCAAACAACACTTACTCAGGTGATGATAGTAAGACTATCGGTTTAGTATTCCACAAATCTGCTGTTGGTACAGTTAAGTTGATGGATATGACAACTGAAATTTCTGGCTCTGACTATGGAATAATGTATCAAGGAACCTTAATGGTTGCTAAGTATGCGTTAGGTCATGGTGTTCTTAGACCAGAATGTGCAGCTACAATTAAACTATCTGCATCTTAATTAACAATGAAGGGTACTCTTAATGAGTACCTTTCTTTTATCATTTGGAGATTATTATGGGCTACGGAAAATCAATGGAAAAGAAAAAAAAGAAAAAGATGAAAGGTGGTAGAGATTCCTTAAAAATTAAATACTAATTATGGCAGTAGCAGCAACTACAGAGCTTGAAGCAATCAACATAATGTTGTCTGCTATTGGTGAAGCTCCTATCAACTCTTTGACAGGTACACTTCCTGTTGATGCAAAGATCGCACAATCTACTTTGAACGAAATAAATAAAAAAGTTCAGATGGAAGGTTGGTCTTTCAATACCGAAATAGATGTAACTCTTACAAGAGATGGATCTAATCAGATTAGCTTGCCTATAGATGCGTTAAGAGTAGATCCTAATATTCATCAACATACAACAGTTGATGCAATACAAAGAGGTTTAAAACTATATGACAGATTAAATAATAAGTTTGAATTTGATGAAGACTTAATTTGTACTGTTGTATATCTTAGAGACTTTGATGAAATACCAGAACCAGCTAGATATTATATGACAATAAAAGCTGCAAGAGTTTTTGTTGATAGGTTGGTAAGCGATCAGGGACTTAGAACTTATACACAACAAGATGAAGTAAGGGCTAGAGCTATACTAATGGAGACAGATTTAGCAAATGGGGATCATAACATTCTTAGAGGAGATCCTTCTATAACAAATGTCTTTGATACTTACAATCCTTCAAAAGCATTAATTAGATAGTTATGGTAGTTGTTTCTAAAGCTATTCCTACTTTACTAAGAGGAGTTTCACAAGCTGCTGATCTGATGAAGCAAGCAGATCATGCTGATATACAAGACAATGCTGATAGTAACCCTGTCTTGGGTCTTACAAAACGATCTGGCTTGCAGTTTATAACTAGCTTATCTAATTCAACACTTGGTAATGTTCATATACAAACTATTAATAGAGATGCAAACGAACAGTATGTAGCAATATTTAGCAATGGTAATGTGAAAGTATATGAATTAGATGGTACGGAACTAACTGTAAATAAACCTGATGGTACCACTTATCTAAATACAAGTACACCAAGATCAGTTATAAAGACTGTAACTATTGCTGACTTCACTTTTGTTGTTAATACAAGTATTACAGCAGCTATGGATAGTGCTTTGTCTGCTGGTACTGATACTCAAGCTATTGTATTTATAAATCAAGCTACGTCTAAAACTACTTATACTGTCACAGTTGATGGTAATACAGTTACGAAAGATACTGATGGTGATGATCCTTTAAGCACCGATACTGTAGCAACAAGTCTAAGAAACAGTTTGAACTCTGCATTAACTGGTTTTACTATTGCACAGAATGGACCTGTCTTACATATCAAAAAGAATGATGGTAGTAATTTTTCTATAGATGGAAGTGATACTCAAGGTGATACAAAGATGACGATAATAAAAGATACAGTTCAAAGATTTACTGATCTACCTCCTGTTTCACCTAATGGATATGTTGTTGAAGTAAAAGGAGATGAAGATACTAACTTTGATAATTATTACGTTAAGTTTGTAACCAATAACGGAGGAGCTTTTGAAGAAGGTCAATGGGAAGAAACAGTAGAGTCTGGTATTGCTTTTAAGTTTGATTATGCAACCATGCCACACGTTCTTATACGTCAGGCTGATGGTAACTTTAGATTTGCAAGGGTAGATGGAGATACTTATACAGCAGGTGGTCAATCATTTGACCTTCCTAAGTGGGGTGAAAGAACTGTAGGTGATCTTATATCAGCACCTAATCCTTCTTTTATTGGTAATAAAATTAATAACGTATTCTTTTTTAGAAATAGATTAGGTTTTCTTGCAGGTGATAATGTAATACTTAGTCGTGTATCAGAGTTTTTTAACTTCTTTCCTGAGACTGTTATATCAGTATTAGATAGTGAGCCTATAGATGTAGCTGCTTCTCATACTAAAGTTGCTGTTTTAAAAAGTGCAGTAACGATAGGGGAAAAACTAATATTATTTTCAGAACAAACGCAATTTGTATTAACAAGTTCAGCAGATAACCTTACACCTAAAACAGCTAACGTGTTAGTTGCAACAGAATTTGAAAGTAGTGCTGATGCAAACCCTGTTGGTTCTGGTACTTCTATTTATTTTTTAACTAAGAAAGGATCTTTTGCAGGTGTTAGAGAATATATAATTCAAGGTGGTCAACAAATAAGAGATGCAGCTAATACAACTATTCATGTACCAAGACTGATACCTAGTGGTATATATAAGATGGCTGTATCAAACAACCAAGATATTTTAGTTTTATTAGGTACTGATAATCCAAATAAGCTATATGTTAATCGTTGGTTGTATGGAGATGGTTTTGTAAAACAAATAAATGCTTGGTTTACTTTTACAATTAATTCAAATAGATCAATCTTAAATGTAGATTTTATTGGTACAGATTTATTTGCAGTAATAGAAGAAGCAAACAAAGTAACTTTAGAAAAGATACCTTTTGAGACAGACTTTAAAGAACCTAACTCAACCTTTGAATACCATTTAGATCATAAAGTAACAGAAGCAACGTCAGGTGTATCAGTCTCTTATAGCTCTGGCACAGGTCTTTCTACCTTTACAGTTCCTTATAGACTAAGAGCTAATATGACAGTTGTAGGAAGGTATCTAGCTACAGGAGAGACAAGTACTTTTGTAGATGCTCAAGGTAATACAAAGACTTTAGTATCAGGTCAGGTCTTGCAAACTACAAACACTACTGATGGTTCTACTTCTACCATTACAGCTATAGGAGATTTTAGAAATAGTAAGTTTATTATTGGTGAACCTTATGAAATGCACTATAGATTTAGTAAACAAAAAGCTGATTCTGGTGGGGGTACACCAGAAATGATTAGTGGCAGATTACAAATACATCATTTTTATTTTAAATATGAAGATGCTGGCTTCTTTCAAGTAGAAGTAACACCAGAAAATAGAGATACAAGTATTCATAAATTTACTGGTCGTCTGCTTGGTACTGCTTCCTCTGCTATTGGAGAGATAAATTTAGATACTGGTACATTTAAAGTACCGATTATGAGTAAATCAGACAGGGTAAATATAGATGTAAAAAATAATACCTTCTTGCCAACTCGTTTGGCTAGTGCAGAATATGAAGGAGTCTTTCATATTAGGAGTTCAAGAAGAACTTAATGGGTTATTTAAGAAAAGCAAAGTTAAAAGACTTTAAACATGTAGTAAATAACATGAGGATGATGGATAAAATAGAAGCACATTATCAAACAGGAATGACTCCAGAAGATGCGTTAAGCTTCACATTTTTAGGTAGTCAAACCAATATGACTATTGCAGATGATAATGATAATCCCATAGGTTTATGTGGTGTATTTGAAGATGGTTGTATATGGATGGTTGCTACAGATGAACTGTTTAATAATAAAAAATATAGAATACAGTTAATAAGACAAGGTAGAGAATGGGTTGATAATCTTTTGATAACATATAATATGCTTTATAATTATGTATATGCAGAGAATACATCTGCTATAAAGTGGTTAAAGACACTTGGTTTTACATTTATTAATTACCATAAAGAATATGGTACATCAAACAAACCATTCTACGAATTTCTGAGGATAGCTTAAATGTGTGTTGGTGCTGCTTTACTTGGAACAGCCAAACTTGCAGGTGGGTTGTCTGCTGCAACTGCATTTAATGTTGGTTTAGGTCTTACTGCTGCTAATGCTTTCTTAGGTAGGGCTGTTGCAAAATCAAACGCAAGACAAACATATCAAGCAGCTTTAGCTGCCAATCAATCAGCAGAAGATGATAAAAGACAACAACAACAAGCGTTAGCAGATGCAAAAGCAGCTAAAGAGAAAGCAGATGCACAAAATATATTTGCTAAAAATATAGAAGTTTTACAAGCTAGTAGATCAATTGTTGCATCTGAACGTGCTGGCACAACAGTTGGTTTACTCTTACAAGATAACGAAAGACAAGGTGCTAATTACAGAGAATCAATAAATCAATCTTTAGAATCATTTAGAAGACAATATGATAGAAATATTGCATCAACAGAAGCAACCTTTATGAATAGAAGAAACTCTCTTCAAAGTAATATTAATGAAGCTTACAACCAAATACCTTCACTTGGTCAAACTTTATTAAATATAGGTGTAAGTGGTTTTAACACTTATTCTGGAATTACCGCAGGTTTAAGTTAATTATGTCTAATAGTTTTTTATCACCAGCAGCAAGACAAAATTTTGACCAACCAGTACCAACTTATGTGGATCCTGTTACTACTCAACCTAAAAGCAGACTTGTAGCTTTTGCAGAAACTTTATCGTCCGTTAATCCTACTATTCAAGCAATTTTACAACAACGAATAGAAAGAGAAAAAGAAGCTGGTATTCAAAAAGGAGAGATAGATGTATTAATGGCAAATCCCGAAAAGCTTAAAGAATTCAGTAACGCTTTAAAAAGTTCTAATAAAAAAGAATCTAAACAAATTTTAGGTAATAATATTTTTGTAAGAGCAGGTATAGAAAAAAGACTTGCTATTAATGCTGGACTAGCACAAGAAGGTAAGTTAAATCAATTTTTAAATAATAAAATTATTTCTGTAGAAGGTACAGATGGAGTTGTCAGACAAACCCCATTAAGAGAATTTGATGTTAATTCAAACGAATTTAAAGAAGCTATATCTGAATTTACTTCAACACAACAAACAGATGTAAATGGTATTAGACCTTCATTTATAAATCAATATTTTATGCCAGAAGTAGCTAAAGCAGTAAATAAGGCATATACAAATCAAGAAGAAAATAATCGTAAATTTGTTACTAACTTACAAAACAGTAGTTTTACAGATACAGTTTTAGCTAATTTTTCAACAATAGATTTTAATAAATTAGAAGATATAGATATAAATAATCCTGAGTCAAAACTTAGTGTGGCTTTAAAAAATATTAATGGAGAAGTGTCTTATTTAGATTCAATAGGAGCAATAGGTACTGTTAGTCCTACAGCCATGACAAAAAATGCTTTAGAGTTAGCAGAAATAATTTTTGATCTTAATTTAAAAAATAATAAAAGTGGAGTTGTTGCAGTTAAAAATTTTAAAAATCTTATAGGTCAAGTAAAAGTAGGACCAGTAACAACATTAAAAGATGGCACAAAAGTACAAGATAATTTAATGAAATATCTTGGTAAGGATTGGAATACTATGATGTCTCGTATGATTACGGCTGAGAATAATTATGATGCTTTTAAAGAAAGAAAGATAAATAAAATTATAAGACCACAAATTGAAAAAGCATTAACAGATTTTGAATTTACTACAGATGGAGAAGACGGAGTATCAGTTCGTAATACAAGTGCTTTAAATCAATTAGCAACTATTTTTAAAGATACCCCAGATATATTTTTAGACGTTATAGAAGATTTAGATGTAAGTAGAGATGAATTTTATGACGATTTTGCTGTAAAAATAATTAACAGAAATTTTGCTAGTCCATTACAAGCATTAAATGAGTTAAGAAGATTTCAAATAAGTCTAGGTAAAACAGTAACAGATGAAGACACAACAGAATTAAATGCTTTAAAGACAATGATTACAACTCATTTAGGTAAAGATAGGTTGTCTTTATATAGAACAAGAATTAAAAACTTAATTGATGACAGTAAAGATTTATTAGGCGGTACTAATCAAGCTAATCCTTGGAGAACAAGAAAAAATGTAGAACTTTATTTTTCTGATGCAACACAATTTTTAAATAAAGAAATTATAAGAATTTCAAAAGAAGCTAATAACCCAGAAGAATTTAGAGAGGGTATAGAAGAAGCCATGAAAAATTATAGAAAAGATATTTTACGATTAAATAATAATAAAACACTTAAGACCTATAAGTTAAAAGAGAATGGTTTATGGTTTGAAGCACAAGAAGAATTAGGTATTGATCTTAAAGATGAAGGTATAGATGACACTCCTATTAATGTAACGCAACAAGAATTTGATAACTTATTTAAGAAAGGCAGGGTACAAGAAAATGATGACGGATCTTTTTCCAGAATAAGTGATGGTAGAAAATATAACATACTTGAAGATAAGACAAGTGATACAAACAAAAATGGAGGACTTAAAGGTTTCTTTAAAAACTTATTTACAGAAGAAGTTAGTATGAATACTACAGATGGTGGAGTTATACCAGTATCAAATACTATTACAAATAAAAAAGAAGAAGAAACAACAGATAAACCTAAGACTCAATTAGCAGGGGAAGGAGGTTCCCAAATACCTACTGAAGCAGGTGAAGATATGAATAGAGGAAAAGGTGTAGTTATGAATAATTTACAATTAACTCTTGATAAGTTTAATCAATTTAATGGTGCTGTTTCTTATGGAAGTAAGGCAAGAGGTTCTAATTTGAAAAATGATAAAAACTTTATTATTGAAGTTGAAAAAGATGGATATAGCCACGCTTATGCAGATAAGTCATCTCAAAAAGTTATAGATAAAGCAAAAGAAATATATACTGATTTGGTTATGAATAACACTAAAGAAAATGTAGAAGCCAAATATGCAATAGCACAGATGGTACTTACAGAAGCAATATTAAGTAGTGAAGATGATATATTTGGTGTAATGCAATCAGTTCTAATGCGAGTAGCAAGAGCAAGATTAGGAATAAGAGAATATCCCTTCGGAGCTTATTCAACAAATATAATTGATGAAATGCTTAGACCTTATCAATATGTAGGATTAAAAGATGCAGGGGTAACAACTAAAGAACAATTATTAGAAAAAGCACCAATTAAAGAAGATGAAGAGACATTAAAACGAGTAATTGATATCCTATGGAATATAGATCCAACAGGTTCAAAACTAATTATTTAACATGGCTGAAGAAAAAAAAGATAACACAGCTCAAGTGCCAGAACCAATAGCACTTGACCCTTTTGATAATACGTTTATCAAGTTTGATAATAATGTTGCTTATGAACCAGAAACTACAGGTGGAAATAATACACAAGTAAATAGTTATTTTGATTGGAATGAAGACATAAGCATGAAAGATACTTATGAGACTTTATTTAAAGATGACGAATTAACCATGTTTAATGATGATGATGAAGCAGATGACGCAGGTAATTTTGCTTTTTATAAAGAAAATATGTTTGACCCTTCACAAGAGTTAACTTCTTTATATCTACAGGCTGAAGGTAATACTGAAAAAGCAAAAGAACAAATAAATAGTCATATAAGTGACGGAGCTTTGAACTTTATTGGGTACAAAGAATATATCTTGCGTAATATGAAGAGACCAAAACAAAGAATAGAAGCACAAAACATATTTGAAAAACATACAGGAATTAGATTTTGGGATTTTCTAAATGACGGTATTCCCTTGAATGTAGTTGACAGCGAAGAATTTCAAGATGGATTAAACAAAGTTATAGCTGAATATGACGAGAAAGGTATTGAGTGGGAAAACCCAGATAGAAATAATTTAAAACCTTGGGTCAGACAAGTACAAGGTCTTGGGTTAGAGATTGGTGGAGGTTTGGCTACTGATGCTGCTACTGCACCTTTGCTCGGTATGGGTCCTTGGGGTATTGCTATAAATGTAATACTTAATGCAGGTGTTGGTTGGGAACTAAGTATTGCTTCACAAAAAGCAAGATTAGGTGATAAAGCTAAAGTTGGTTTTGGTGGTCAAATAAATTATGGAGAAGCTTTTAGTGCCATGGTAGTGCAAGCTATACCTTTTGGTTCTACAGCTAAAGGTTGGAAAGGTATAAGACAATCAGGTCTTTTTGGTGGTACTTTGGCAGGTACAGAACTAACTATTAGAAAACTAATAGATGAAAAAAAGTTTCCTAGCGTACAAGAATATTTAACAGCTATAGGTTTAGGAGGTACTTTTGGTGCAACTTTTAAAGGTACTATGAATCAATTTGAAAAGTACCTTAATAAATTTGCTGATAAAAATGCTGATGAAATAAATAAACTTATCACAAAAAATGATAAGAAGAAATTAGATAAGATTTTTTCAGTTCTTAATAAATTTAAAAAAGCTGTTGATGACAACCCAACTAAAAAAGCAAACGTAGATGGTGATGATATAGATACCAGTAAAATTAAAATGGTAGAAGGTCAGGTAGAACCTGAAATAAAAAATTTAGATGAATCTATAGATAATAAAACAAAAACAAAATTCAATATAGGAGAAGTAAATATAGGTGACTTTGTCTTACCAAAAGGGTTTGTCAAAATGAATCCAAGATACGGAAATGTTCAATTAAATTTTAATTCTGATATAGATAAAGTTGCATATATTATGAGAAGTCAAAGATTCTTAAAAAGAAAAGCAACTGAAAGTCAAATAAGAACACAAGAAAGATTAACAAAATTATTAGAAGAACAAGGTATAAGCGTTAATTCAGTAAGAAAACATGGAGATAATATACATAATAAAATTAAAAATATTGTTAAAGATAAAACAGGTTCTTTTAAAGCATTAGGAGAAGGTACTGCTGGTTTAAAAATTGATGTACCAACAGATCAAGCTTTTGTAAAAGCTAATTCTAAGGACTTTACTACAACTGATTTAGGAGACAAAAACTTAAATCCAACACAAACAGTATTATTAAAATATGTTGATGAACCTAATATTGCAAACTTTAAAAACATAGTTAAAGCTTTGAAAAGTAAAGGTTGGAGTAGTCTTCAATCAGAAACAGATCAGGAGACTTTAATAAAAGCTTTAGGACTATTTGACCCAGAACAAAAAGATTTTTCAAAAAAAATAATTGATTTATCAAAAACAAAACTAATAGAAAGTGAAGCACAAAAAATAGAGAACTTTCATGGTATTACAAAACAAAAAGAAGTTAATGCTGCTTTAGCAATAACAGCAGTTATGTCAGCAGAAAATCTTAATAATGCTAATAACGCATATTTAAAAGCTTTAAATAGCAAGAATCCAGAAAATATAGAAATAGCAATAGTAGATTTGGCAAACAAAATAGATGATATGAAAAAGTGGCTTACAAATTATTTAGTACCTGCAAGCAGGGCTGGACAAACTTTAGAAAAATTAAATATAAAAGTTAAAAAAAATATGGGTGGGAAAACAGCAGCAGAATATATGGCTGATGAAGTTCCACAACCAAAATCTTTTAATGAAGAAAAGTTTGCAAATACTTTAGATGAAGTTGCTTTTAGTGCAGAAGACTTAAAAAAAGACTTATCAAGAAATTTAGAACTTGCTAAACAAACAGGAGATTATTCGGAACTATATAGGATTGGCAAAATGATACAAGTAGCAGAAAGAGAACCAGAAACTTTATTTGGTCTTACTAAGGTAAACGCTTTTAAATTACAAGATGATAACCCTTTTAATCAAAGTATGAGAGTAGTAAATGAAGTAGGTATTAATGGTATGTTATTTAGATTTGGTACAAATACAGCAAACTTTATTTCTGCAACTTTAAATACTTATCATAGACAATTAAAACTATTTTATGGTGCAAGAAATCCAGAAGCATTTGAAGCAGCTATGAGACATCTTGCAGCTTTACATAGTAATTATCATTTTATGAGAACAGCATATACAAAATCTATGAAGTTAGAAGATAATTTTATCAATATAGGTAATAGAAAATTTGAAAATAAATTTGCAATTAAAACTGATGCTGGTGGTGCTAAAGGTGCTGTAGTAAACAATGCAGGTAGAGCAGTTAGATTCTCAGGTCGTAATATGACTGCTACTGACGCTATGGTACAGGCTCCAAACCTTATAGCAGATGTTACTTATATGGCTTTTATAGAAGCTAAAAGGCAAGGATTACAAGGAGATGAAATAAATAAATTTATCAACAAACATAAGATGGCTATTCTTGAATGGTATGCACAAAATGGAAATAAAAAACTTGATGATTTAACAAAAAGATTTTTAATTCATGCGAAGAAACAAGCTAAGTTTTCAACCTTTACACAAGAAATAGATACTACTGGTCCGTTTGGAGGTATTTCTAAATTTGCTGATGACAAAGCTAATCAATTCCCTGCATTAAGATTTATGCTTTCTTTTACAAGAACTCCTACAAACTTAAAAGAAGCTAATTACAGAAACAACCCCTTGTTTGTACCAATAGTTAATCCTGTTAGTATGCAACCAGTAAACTTTCCTAAAGGTTTGCCAGTAGTAGGTGGTAGAAATCTTAACCCTATGAGTGAAGTTTTTATACCTCAATTATCAAAGCAATTAAATAGTCCAGACCCAAAAATAAGAGCTTTAGCTATTGGAGATATTAACCATGCAATATCTGTAGTAACAGCTATTGGCGGTTTTGCTGTAGGTGCAAACTTACTAATGCAAGATCCTACATACATACCACCTATAATTCTTACAGGTGGTGGTCCTGATTTTGGTAAGAAAGAAGGTAAGGCTATGTGGATTAATAAATATAAAAATGGTTGGCGACCATACAGTATTGGTAGATTACAGTATGACGAAAATGGAGAACCAAAAATAGGTGAAGATGGGAAACCTGTTTACAGATACGACTCATACGAAGGTTGGTTAGAACCTGTTGCTGGCAGTATAAAAACTATTGTTGATGTCACAAACTCTTTAGGTATGTTTAATGGTAAACCCTATGACGATTTAACGACAGGTTTAGTTGTATCTGTTTTACAAAATATGTATAACGATTCATGGACATCACAGTTTGAAGAGTTTATAAATATCTTTCGTGATGCTACAGCACCTACAGATTCTAGTGGTGATGCTGTTAAAAACTACAGAATAAAAAAAGTAGGAGATTTTGTAGGTAGGCAAATTACTTCTCGTTTACCTTTTTCTGGTTTGGTGTCAGATTTAAGAAGATACCCAAATGACATATTAAGAGTTATGGGATTTAGTCATAAGGAAATAAAAGAAATAAAAGGTAACTTAGGTCCATTTAGAGCAAATCAACAACGACCAGATACAAAAGTAAGAGCAGGTGATGTTTTAACAACAGGCGACCCTACTGACCCACAATATGAAAAGAGTGGACCGTTTGCTATTTTAAATCGTTCTGTTCTAAATCAATTCAAAGCAAAATATGGGATTGGTCCTGACATACCATTTGATGTAGAACATATAACAAATGAACCAATAGAATATCCAAACAGAATAGGAGGTAATGTCTTTGGTGTAAGTGTTACAAGTAAAAGTAAAAATCAACCTATATGGACAGCTTTAGCTCAAATAGGTAAAAGAATACAAGAACCTAGTGAATTTATAACAGGTGATTTTAGTAAAGAAAATTTTGTACCTATAAGATTAGATACTAATGAATATAATGCTTTAAAAATTAGAATAAATACTTTAGAAATTGATGCTGGATTTGGTGAAGGTACAATACTAGAAAGCATGAATACTTATTTAAAATCACCAGATTACACATCAAATAGAGATATTATTGACGCAGAAGGATTAAATAGTAAAGCAGGTCAAGTAGCAGCTAACGCTATCTTTGCAGAACTTACATATATTAACAAAACGTATATTGGAATAGCAGAACAAGAGTATATTGACAATAACTTCTCATCAAATGAACAAGATCGTATAATGAATTATAAGTCTGGTATTCAAATAGATTACTCTGACAAGTACTTAAGAAATCTATCTAATTAATTATGGCTACTAACACCACAGCAACAACGCAAACTCATAATGGCACAGGTAGTCAAGCTAATTTTGCTATATCATTTTCATTCTTAGCTGATAGTGAAGTTGATGTAACAGTAGGAGGAGTACTTAAAACATTAGGTACACACTATACAATAAGTGGTTCTACTGTTACTTTTACTTCTGGTAACATACCCCCTTCTGGTACAGGTAATATTAAATTTACTAGAAATACAAATATCAGTACAAAGAAAGTAGATTTTACAGATGGAAGTGTTTTAACTGAAACAGATTTAGATACCAATGCAGATCAGGTTATATTTGCTCAACAGGAGATATTAGATAAGTTAGGTGGTATTGAAGAGAACGCTACAGCAGATCAGACAGATGCAGAAATAAGAACTGCTGTAGAAAATGCCACTGATAGTAATGTCTTTACAGATGCCGATCATTCCAAACTAAACGCTATAGAAGCTAATGCAACTGCCGATCAAACTAACGCAGAAATTAAAACAGCTTACGAAGCAAACAGTGATACAAATGCTTTTACCGATGCAGAAAAAACAAAGCTATCAGGTATTGAAGCATCAGCTACAGCAGATCAAACCGCAGCAGAAATAAGAACTTTAGTCGAAAGTGCTAGTGATAGCAACGTGTTTACTGATGCAGACCATACTAAATTAAATGGTATAGAAAGTAATGCAACTGCTGACCAGACAAATGCAGAAATAAAAACTGCTTACGAAGCAAACTCTGATACTAATGCCTTTACTGATGCAGAGAAAACTAAATTATCAGGCATAGCTGCTAATGCTGATGTAACTTCTACTAAAAACATAGAAGATTTAGCTAATGTCCATAATGCCACCCCGTCTAATGGCCAAGTCTTAAAATATATTGCTGCAAATAATAGATGGGAACCAGCAGAAGATTCTACAGGTGCAGGTGGAGCAGCTTTAACAGATGGAGATAAAGGTGATATTACAGTTTCCAATACTGGTGCAATTTTTACTATAGATAACGATGCTGTTACAAATGCAAAAATAGCTGATGATGCTATTACAAGTGCAAAAATAGCTGATGATGCAATCACTTCAGCACTTATCGCTGATGATGCCGTAGTGCAAGCAGCTATTGCTAACGATGCTGTTACAAGAGATAAGATTAATGCAGTATCAACATCTTCTTTACCAAGTTTTGAAGCTAAAGGTACTTCTGGATCTACAGAAGGTTATATACAACTTAACTGTGCTGAAAACTCTCATGGTATAAAACTAAAATCACCCCCTCATAGTGCTGGTGCAAGTTATACTTTTACGTTTCCTCAAAACATACAGAATGGTCAGTTCTTAACTACTGATGCAAATGGTAATACATCTTGGTCTGCTATAGATTTAACTGCGTTAAGTGCATCTAATTTAACTTCTGGAACAATACCTGATGCTAGATTCCCTGCTACGTTACCAGCAGCTTCAGCAGCTAATTTAACAGCGATACCTGCTGCTAATATTACAGGTACTTTACCTGCTATTGATGGATCCAACTTAACTGGCGTGGGTGGTACAACAATTAATAATAATGCAAATAATAAAGTTATCACTGGTTCTGATACTGCTAATACTTTAGATGCTGAGTCAAACTTAACCTATGATGGATCAGTTCTTGCAGTAACAGGTGAGGTAAGGATTGGTGATGGAGATTTAATTTTTAGTGCTGCTGGAAGAGGAATTGTATTAGGTGCAACCTCTAATACTGATGCAAATACTTTAGATGACTATGAAGAGGGTTCTTTCTCACCTTCACTTTCAGGCGTTACTAATAGCTCAAATCCAAATGGTTTATATACAAAAATTGGGGATATGGTTTTTATAAGTATAGTTTTTACAAGATCAGGTTCTAACGACTTTGCTTTTGCAGGTGGAGATAGTGGTGTGACAATATCTAACTTACCTTTTACATGTGGTGGTAAGGCAGGGGTAGGACAAATAATTTTTCCTGTATTAGCTAATACAGGTACATCAAATGGTCAGGGTGCAACTGTTTTTGTTCAACCTAATTCAACACAAATATTTGTTAGTAATGCTGGATTTAGTTCACCTAGAGCGGCCTTATCTGTTTTTTATACGATAAGCTAATTAAAAACATGACCGAGCTATGTCATTAAACTAAGCCAAAACCTGTTTTAATCGGAGATTAATCCTAATGGCACTAACTGAAACAACTGAATACGACAAAATAGAAATTGTCGGTAAATATAAATCTATTCAAGTCCGAAAAAAACATATTATTAAAAAAGATGGAGTTGAGATTGCTTCTAAATTTGAAAGATATGCTTTTACAATCGGGCAATTAGATAATTCTGATAATTTAGTAGAAACAGATATATCTGGAGAGCCGCAAGAAGTTCAATCTGTATGCAATGCTGTTTGGACTACTGATGTAAAAGCTGCTTATAAAACATATTTAATATCACAAAAAACAATTTAAAATTATGATTGACTTAAAACAAAAACTTGCAGCCCTTCAGCTTGAGAAATCAAGAATTGAGAAGGAATTTGAAAACGCAAATAAATATCAAAATCAATTAAAACAAAATCATGCACAAATACTTGGTCAAATTCAACTTTGTAGTGAATTAATAAACAATACTGATCCTGTACCAGTTGAAGCTGAAAAAAATTAAAAACTAGCTATTATCAAACTTTATAACAAATAAAATGTTTCGTGCATTAGCTCCTGTTGCTGTTTTAGCAACATTTTCAGCTCCTTGTTTTGCTGGCTTTTATACAAATGTAGAAGCTAATTCTTCATTTGCTGGGTCAAATTATTCTTCAACAACAACAGATTTACATTTAGGTTATGAAAATAGTTTAGGCAACTCAGGTTCATGGTATTTACAGGGTGGCCCTGCTTTTATTACTCCTGATGGTGGAGACAGTTCAACTGAACTTTCTGCAAAAGTTGGTGGTGGGTTTGATGTTACTGAAAAAGTAAATATCTATGGTGAGTTCTCATTATTAACAGATACAACCAATACTTATGGCACTAAAGTTGGCTTGAAGTGGTCATTTTAGGTTCTAAGTTTCGTACCATATAACTTACAAATACATAAAAAGGTGCTAGACCTATTAATAACAAGAGCATAGTCATTGTTAAGGCTGGCATTGTTAAATTCACTAGCACCTTTTTTATCATGTTTAATAATAAAATAGCTAATTTATTATCAGCAATTAGCTTTGTTTTGTCAGTATCAATAATCGGTACTGGAACGTTTGGTTACTTTTGGTTTAAAGCAAATAGAGACACGATTCAAGAAAAACTTATAAAACAAATTATGAGTCAAATAAAATTACCTAATTTAACAAGCCCTGCATTACCTACCACAGCTCCTAAAGTAATTAGTATTCCTAAGTTCTAGGGATGGAAACTAAAAACAAAATACCAAAGATAGAAATAGCACCAATAAGGAATCCTGTTATTCGAGTATGGCAAATACAGCCACCTCAGTCTTTAAATATTCCAGCTCCAGTCACAGTTAACTTAGGTTTCCCTGTAATTGATATGCCTGGATGTGTTGAAGCAAGGAAAAATTCGAGGGAAAATAGTGCATTACTAACTAATGATCCAAAAGGAAATGTTGTCTTATGCCAAGCGGAGTATCCAAGCTATAACGCAATGGACTACACGCCAGAAGAACTTATATATCCACCGAAGAACGAGGAACAAAGATATCCACAACCACCCATCCCAGCAGCGGACCCACCTCCCCCCAAGGAAATCGAGGATTGCCCGCCACCTGGAGCGGCAGAGATTGGCACTAAAATCGAAGATGGCAGGAAAGAAATAATTGCGTATCAATTAATTGGCAATCGTTGTATTACGCAGTACAAGAAATTAACAACGACTCAACAAATTGTTAATGCCATTCCAACTGCCCCTCAAGTTGTTAGCACTACTGGGATTACTCTTATTGCTACAAGTGCGGCTCTTGCAACTCCTGTCTTGCTACGTCTAGTCCGTCCAGCACTTAAGCAAATAATTAACAAGATTAAAAAGAAACTTGGTAAACCAGTTAGACCTTTAACACAATCAGAAAAGAGAGCTAACGCTTATCGGGAGAAGAAGGGGTTACCACCTCTAAAGGTTTAAGTGTATGTCTATGCGGTAAAACTTGTCCCATCTTGGGTTTTACGAGAATGTCGGAGCAAATCTTGTGATAGGAAGAAGAAGGAGAAAATTCTATACCAGCCAACTTTAATTCCCCACAGTTCTTCAATCTTGTAATTTCAAAATCTAATCTTTTAAAATTTACCAGTTCCTGTTGTAAAGAAAGCTGCTTATCTACAGCAGATTTGCATCTTCTTTGAAGTGAATTATCTAGTGGGATTGAGAAGTTAGCAGATACCCCTAGGTTCAAGGCAAAGTTATCTTTTTGTCCTGTACGTGTAGCAACGTAGTGGCTCAAACTTCCATCATCATTATAAGAAGGTGCATCATACCAATACTCTCTAGGCTTACTAAATGAATGTGAATCGGTCACGAATGGAGATATAGTCAACATCGGTCCTTGACATATAATATTCCCTCCATAATGGTTGGTAACACTATTACCTGGCAAGTTCTGTATACCCATATTTGTGACTGAACCACTAGAATTTGCAACGGGGGCCGCAGTCGAAGAGGTCTGAGAATACGCAGGTAAAGTTATAAATAGTGACGCAATTACTGGGAGAAGACGGACGTTGTTTCTGTCACTGATTCTATATTTGTTGTCCGCTGAATGGTTGTTACGTTTTGGAGCGATGGCCCACGATAAGTTTCTACGAATTGGAAAGGTTGACCTTGATTCGTAATCGTGACGTTTCCTCTGGAATTGATGTCTAATCCAGTCCATGTTTGTGATTGTCCTCCCACTGTGCTTGTAGTGGTGTTAGGGTCAGGTGCGATTGAGTTTCCATCGATAGAAATATTTGAACCATTTAAAGAGTACTGATAGCCAGAGTAATCGTGAGAAACAATATTTTCTGTCACTACGCTAGTCGTCCTCGTGGTGGATTGCATCACACCCTGAGAGAAATTTGGCACCACGGGTACACTATAAGCAGGGGAACTTATAAGTAATAACAGTGGCAGAAGCCGCTTCATTACTTAATAGTTAAGGCACTTTCAATACTGGATATGGCCGAAGTTCCAGCACCTCCTGCTGTAATGCTGTTCACAGACGCACTCGTGACCGACCCAGCCAGTGACCCAGCTACACCTGCCGCTGTCGAAGTTACGTTTGAATAGTTAGGAACTGCTCCGACACTAGGAGCTGCTCCACTCAAAGCGTCCGCCTGAACGAATGACTGACTGTAGGAAAAACTCTCTCCAGAAGTTGCGTTCTGCGTTGCAAGAACTGTTCCTGGGTTATAAACCCCTGAAGTAATCGTTCCATTTGATATGCGTCCAGCATCGTCACCTATCGCTAAATCCACCCCCGTCCCAGAGGCCGAAAAAGTCGACCCGATTCTTTGGGCCTGGGTAGCTGCTGCGTTAACAGTGAGTTGAACCGAACTAGTTATAGAGTGATTTATGTCTGCAAATACTGGAGATGAAAGAAGAAATAAAAGAGGAAGAAATTTTTTCATTTTAGTTTTCCTGTTTGTGGGTCAATTTCTTTTCCTGTTAAAGGATCAGTTTTGACTACTTGAGCACCTTCAATTTTAATGGGTGTTTCAACTCTAATTGTTTGATAATTACCTTGTGAACTAGCAATCATTGTTTCCATCTCTTTTTTTGTCATTGGCTTATCTTGTGGAGGTACTTCATACGTACCATCACCTTTCTTTTTAGCTGACTTCTCTAGTCCAAAACTAGCCAAACTTGAAGCCAATAAAGATGCCGGAAAAGTTATATCCTGCTTTTCTCCACTTGTAAGTCCAGGAATCTTAGGTAAATAATTTAATGTAACGAGA